TTGCGTGGCACTTTATCATTACTCCCATTGTTTTGTTCACAACTGCTATCGCTGGTTTCCAAGTTCCTGAGTTACCTACGTTTGATATGGACTCGTTAATGACAGTCTTACTAGGTATGTTGGGTTTAGGTGGTTTACGTACTTATGAGAAAGCTAAAGGATTGACAAAATGAGTTTATATGCAAATATACATAAGCGTAGAAAAAGCGGTAAAAAGATGCGTAAAGCAGGAGATAAGGGTGCTCCCAGTGCGTCTGATTTTAAAAATGCGGCAAAAACGGCTAGAAAAAAGAAAATAAAACGTGTCTGACCTTTACATTCACGAAAAACTCCGTAATATTATAAAAGAGCGGATAGATCTAATAGACACACAACTAACAGAAGGTGTGGTAGAAGATTTTTCTATATACAAGATTCTACGTGCAAAACGCGAAGAACTTGCAAACATCGAACAGGAACTTGATGTCCTGCTAAAAAAGGTAAATTATGACTAAAACACTTTATGTGCCAAAGCACGTTATACAGTCCAAAGAAGAAAAACCACAAAAACCCGAAACACCAGCATTACACAAACTTCCTGAACCGACAGGTTGGCGAATCTTAATATTGCCTTACAAGGGTAAAAAGAAAACTGATTCTGGTGTTTATTTACCCGATCAAGTAGTAGAACGCGAAGCACTTGCCACTGTATGTGGTTATGTTTTGAAGCTTGGACCATTGGCTTATCAAGATCCGGAGAAATTTGGTACTACTGCAAATGGTCAAACAGGAGTATGGTGTAAAAAAGGTGATTGGGTGATTTTCGGCAGATATGCTGGAAGTCGTTTTAAAATAGAAGGCGGTGAAGTGCGATTATTAAATGATGATGAGATACTCGCGACAATTAAAAATCCAGAAGACATTCTGCATACATAACGGAGAGGGTTATGCCTGAAACAAAAGAAGAACAAATCGAAATAGAAATTGAAGAAGAAAATGCAGAACAGTCTGAGGCTGTATCCGCAAAAGAAGAACAAAACGATACTGTAACTGAAGAAGCACAAGCCTCTGACTCTGAGGCAAGTGAAGAGGATCTTGAGCAATATGGTGATAAAGTTAAAAAGCGCATAGAAAAATTAACTTATAAAATGCGTGAAGCCGAAAGGCGAGAAAAAGCGGCTACTGAATATGCACAGTCAGTCAAAAAACAAATGGAAGATTTAGAAAAGCGTAGTCAGAAAATAGACCAATCTTATATTACTGAGTATGATTCTAGAGTAAGTAATGAAGAAGAAAACATAAAATCACGGTTGACTCATGCTATAAATAGTGGTGATGTCAATGCTCAAATGGAAGCGCAAAAAGAATTAGCACGTTTAGCATTGGAGACAGAGCGTTTGAAAATTGCTAAAGAAGAGCTAGAACAAAGACAAAAAGCACAACCACAAGCACAACCACAGCAACAGCCACAAGCAGAGCCAGACCCTAAAGCTAAACGGTGGGCGGCTAAAAATACATGGTTTGGAGCTGATGAGCCTATGACATTGACAGCTTTTTCTATACATAAAAAATTAGTGGAACAAGAATACTACGATCCTAACAGTGATGAGTATTATACAGAACTAGACAAGCGTTTACGTATTGAATTTCCTCATAAATTTGAGGAAGAAGAGATGACACAAACACGTACAACGCGAAGTCCAGTAGCTCCTGCATCAAGAGCAAATGGCAAAACTTCTGGAAAAAAAGTAAAATTAACTCCATCACAGGTTGCCATAGCTGACAAACTTGGTGTAACCTATGAACAATATGCGAAGCAACTTGCTCGCTTAACATCGTGAAGGAATAGATCATGGATCGCACCCCACGCACTAAAACCACCCGTGAGGCAGACTCACGCAGACGTCCTTGGCAACCTCCATCCACTTTGGATGCACCACCACCGCCCGAGGGATATATTCATCGTTGGATCCGAGAATCAGTTATGGGTTCCGATGATAAGAAAAACCTTGCGGCTCGCTTACGCGAAGGCTTTGATTTAGTTCGCGCAGATGAGTTCCCAGACTTTGAAGCTCCTACCATCCAAGACGGTAAACATGCAGGAGTTATAGGAGTTGGAGGACTTTTATTAGCTCGGTTCCCAGTAGAGTCAAAACAAGAACGTGATGCTTATTTTAGGGGTAAAACCCAAGATCAGATGCATGCTGTTGATAATGACCTAATGAGAGAAGAGCATAGTTCAATGCCTATTATTAAACCTGATAGGCAATCTCGTGTAACTTTCGGTAAAAACAATGCCGAATAATTTTGTTAGGAGACAAAAATCATGGCAAATATAGATGCCCCTTTTGGTTTGCGTCCACATAACAAATTAGGTTCCAACGTGAACTCAGGAGGTTTGACGCCATACAAAGTACAAATCGCAGGAGTAGCAGGATCATCAAGTGCCATATATCAAGGTGACATGGTGATACCGTTAACTAATGGACTTGTAGATGTTGCGGCCGCAGACGGTGGTTCAGTTGCGATCCTAGGAGTTATGGCTGGATGTCAATATACAGCCCTAGATGGGACGCCAACCTTTACAAACCAGTATCCAGGAACTTCATCTCTTAAATCAGGGACTGAAGCTACTGTATTCTTATATGATGATCCAAACCAAGTATATGAAATAAATGCAGATGCGAGTTTGACAAATCTTGCAACCGCGACTGCACTTATTCATTCAAATGCAGAAGGTACTGGATTCGGTTCAGAACATGCTAATGGTATTTCTGCGGGAGAACTTTCCGTAGCAACTGCTGGAGCAACTACAGCTACCGACAATTTTAGAATTGTTGGTATCAAAGATGTTCCAGGAATTGATTATGCTTCAGCTGGAGTAAAATTACTCGTTAAGTTGAACTTACCATTCCACGTCGCAACAACTGGCATATAAGGAGTAAATGATATGGCTATTGCAAGATCCCAACTCCTTAAAGAGCTAGAGCCAGGATTAAATGCCCTATTCGGCTTAGAGTACGATCGTTATGATAACGAACATGCTGAAATTTTTGAAACAGAAAATTCAGATCGTGCTTTTGAAGAAGAGGTTATGCTATCTGGTTTTGGCCAAGCACCTACAAAAGGTGAAGGAGCGGCTGTTAGTTTTGACTTAGCTAATGAGTCATTCACAGCAAGATATACACATGAAACTATCGCATTGGCTTTTGCGATTACAGAAGAAGCTGTTGAAGATAATCTATACGATAGGCTATCCTCACGTTACACTCGTGCGTTAGCTCGTTCTATGGCTAACACTAAGCAAGTGAAAGCGGCATCTGTATTGAACAATGCCTTTGATAGCACTTTTGCCATCGGTGATGGTAAAGAGTTGTGTGCAACAGACCACCCTACAAATGGTGGTGGAAACTTTAGAAACGAATTAACGACTGCGGCAGACCTTAATGAAACTTCATTAGAGCAGTCACTAATTGATATTTCTGGTTTTATTGATGAGCGTGGTTTGAAAATTGCTCTTCGTGGTATGAAGCTTATTATTCCAACAAACCTACAGTTTGTAGCTGAGCGTTTGATGGCTTCTAACTTACGTCCAGGAACAGCAGATAACGACGTAAACGCAGTACGTAATATGGGTATGTTACCTGATGGTTATGTAGTGAATCACTTCTTAACTGATACAGATGCGTTTTTCATCAAAACTGATGCACCTAATGGTTTCAAACATTTTGTTCGTACACCTATCCAAAATAGCATGGAAGGTGATTTCGACACAGGTAATGTTCGCTATAAAGCACGTGAGCGTTACAGCTTCGGGGTATCAGACCCACGATGTGTGTTTGGTAGTCCAGGAGCATAATTTTCTCCATTAAAACTTTTGAAGGGCGGCTTTTCAGTCGCCCTTTTTTTATGTATAGTAATATTACCTTGACAGCATTATGCTGACATTTGCCACGACAAGGAGATAAAAATGGCTACAACAACTTTTCAGGGCATAGTACGCTCTTATGGTGGGGGAATAAAAGGAACACATACCCCAACACCTGTTACACAAAGTGTTCAAATTTCTTTTGATCCCACAGCATCATCTGCTACTAATGTAAGAATCGGAACTTCAGCAACTGCTGGAGAAACTTTGACTTTACCAGCGGGAGCTATACCTATTTCGTTTATGACAATAGGTGGTTCAGCTGGTGGTAGTAGTCCAACTGTAGATATTGGTTCATCAGGTGACCCAGACGGTTTATTTAATGAAGTCGATGCTGATACCAAAGGCACATTAAAGGGTGCAGATGGAGCACTTGCGGTTGCTGGTGGTCTAGCCGCTAGTATCACTGTAACAGGCAAGGTCGGTGCTTCTGCCGCTACAAGTGGAACTTTCACAGGCATCCTTACTTATGCGATGGCTAATAACAGCGTAGAATAATAGGAGGCTACAATGGCAGGTCCTATTACTGCAAAGACAGTAACTAGCACAGGCACTTTTAATGCTGGAAGAACTAGATTAAAATCTTTTGTCGTTAGAAGTGCTGGTAGTGGTAGTCCAGCGGCTGTATTTAGAAACAGTGATGGTTCTGGTGCGACTTTGTTGACCATGACATTTGTAACATCTGACGATACACAAATAACAATACCTGATAATGGTATGATATTTCCAGATGGATGTCATGTGACACTTACAGCTATAGATTCTATCACAGGGTTTTTTGGATAGTCATGGCTACGACAAAAAATGTTAAACGTACTCCCTCTGGTAAATTACAATATCGGGGGGAAACATTTTCGGGTTATAATAAACCTAAAAGAACTCCTGGAGCTAAACGTAAATCTGCTGTTTTAGCTAAAAAAGGTGACCAAGTTAAGATTGTTAGATTTGGTGATCCCAATATGTCTATAAAAAAAGATGTTCCAGCAAGGCGCAAATCGTTTCGTGCAAGACATAAATGTGCTACTGCTAAAGATAAATTTTCAGCAAGATATTGGTCATGTAAGGCATGGTAAAATGAAAGCAGACGAAGTTTTAAAGTTACTAGAAAAGCATGAAGAAGAGTGTAATCGCAGATATGATTACATACAAAAACAGTTAGACAAGTTAGATATACGATTATGGGGTATAGCCGCTTTAATTATCGCGACGGCTATAGCTAATAGGTTTATCTAATGGCTATGTCTAGAAGT